TGGCTCTCGAACGTCGCGCGTTCCGCGGCCATCGCGCTCTGGCGACGGAGGATGGAATCGATGTCTGCAGGCATGCGTTTCATCTCCTCTTGTTGTTCTCTTCCTCCCCAGCCCTCTCGTCCTGGGTGGGCGAGGGGGCACCAGCGGCCCGAGGAGTCCCGAGCCGCTGATGGTAGGGGGTGGCGTTGACGGGAGAGGTCACGCATACTCCTCCCACCCATCGAACCCACATAGATGAGAACCTCCATAACTGAGGTCGACGCCGCCAACATTTTCACAAACAGTCAGATCCAAAAAATTTGGGAACGCCGCTTCCGCCTCCGCTACGGTATCAATCTTCTCTGTTGGGCTGTGCAGAAACAACGGTACCGATACACTCTTACTCTTGGTATTTTTCCAAATATGAAGCCCGTCGCCCTGGATGGTTAGATCGTTTCCATTTCCCAGCATCGGCAAAGACGAATCAAGGAAAAGATTTTCGGAGATGTCGATTTGCGAGTTTGCAGGGTACCGAACAGGGACAAGTGGATGATCCCAAAAAACAAGATCGGCGGCGCGCGCAATGTCTGTCTTTACAGATGCACTTGCCGACCACCCGCCAAGCAAATCAAGATGAAGATTCCGCTTGTAGGAGCATCCAAAAAAACCCATCGTGTTGTTGACGCCACTGTCATCCGTGATTGCCGCAAACCATTCGAACCCGTATGGGCACCGGAGCACGATATTGTTCCGTGCGATGCAGTTCTTCCAACGTAGAAGGTTTGCGCCGGCTACCGTTGCCGTAGCCTGGTAGGTGATGGCCGCATCATAGGCGTCAGCGATCACGCAATTCTCGATCAATATGTTTTCGCAGTCGCACCACAGTTGAAAAGCATTTCCGAGCCTTACCCCGCCAACGGAATTAGCTCCTCCGCCTACAGCAGAGAATTTACAGTGATGGAAATGCAGGTCTTTTGCGCTAGACCCCGACACCAGCAGGTGCGCGGCACCAACGAATTCTAGGTTTCTGTACTCTACTAGCTTTTTACTTGTGATATTTACTGCTTTAAGGCCGCTTGCGCAAAAGATCGGAGCCGCTGGTGCTTGCGAAGATCGCAAATACAGATATTGCGAGCCGTCAGAATAAAACTCCATTTCCCCGGACAACCCGCCAACAGTCGTTCGGCGGACTCCGTAGATCGTCCCGCCAATGCTCAGATGTCCGATGATGTAGCTAGGCGCTCCGTCGCCGAGATCTGTATCACCGGCATTCGGTCCAAGATCAGTCAAATCAATTCGGTACACGCCTTCGGAATAAAGCTCCCACCTGTCCGGATTCGCGATCTTGTATTTCGAGATGACTGGAAATCGCCCTGTTCCATAGGAATCGACAAGGACCTTTTCTCCTGTCGATTCCGCGCAAGAAACGTCCAGAGTTCCGTAGAACGTGTCCCCCCTGCGAAAATGGATCTTGTCGCCGTTGTGGTATGTACCGGCTGCGACCTTGGTGAGGGTAGCCCAAGGCGTTTCCTCGGAAGTTCCGTTGTTACTGTCGCTCCCTAGATTTGAAACCCAGTATTCAGCCACGGTTACGCTTCCCTGAACAGGTAGCATTCCTCGATGACATAGGTATCATTGATTGCTCCTGGGTTCACACCAAATTCCATTGACATCGCGGACCAGTCAGAGATCGCAACATCAGAGAACGCCGACACCGAGAAAGTGTCGGTTTGAACGGTTCTCCGAAGATTTCCACCCGAGCGCTTGACTGTGCCGCCACGCCTGGATCTGGTGGTCGCAGAATTCAGGTTACTGGAGAGACCGATGACGGTTGTCGACCCCGTCGTGCGCACGACGGGGGTGCCGCCAGTCGTCCATGTGCCACCGGATCGAATGGACAGGCGATAGGCCCACGTTTCGCCATCGCTAATGTACGGCCCGACAACCGCCTCCAGCAGCTTGATGTAGACTGTCCCGACTGCCGTGTAGGGGATTTCGCCATCCGCATTGGTCATGGGGTGGGACGAGTCAAGGCGTAAGAGAACTTCGCCCTTGCCGACAGCCCAGCGCGAACCATTCCACTCCATTGCGAAGGTATCGTTGCCAAAGAGTTGCTTGACCCGGACGCGCTGTCCGACGAATGCCCCGACAGGGATTTTCGCCTGCAAATCGGCGAGCGTGTCAAAATACCGCTTCCAGGTGACCGGGACGTATTGCTCGCCATCCCATGTCCACATCACCGCCGTCTCCGGAGTCGCCCCCACGGAGACAGAGGGGCCGAGCGACTGGCCCCCGTTCGCGGCGACGGCGGCGGACAGGTCGGCGTTGGTGGCGAATGTCGGAAAGTACGCCTTCCCGTTCTCGTTCCACTGGCGGATCATTTCTGCGGTCGCGAACATCTCAACCCCCGAGGAGCTTCGCCGAGCCCGTGGTCGGCCTGGTGAGCAATCCGGTCGATCCGGTTGCGATGGTGGAGGCCCGCCCCTTGCGAGCCTTCAGCACGTCCTCCTGGGACTGACGAGCCGCGGCCTCGTCGACCGTTGGGACAGCCGGAGGGATCGGGACGTTCGGGAGCTTTGGAGTTGACGCGAATGCAGCCATGGACGACCTCCTACGCGAAATATACTCTCGCGCCCATCAGCCGAAATCCCATTCGACATAGGACGACGAGACGCGCATGCCGCCCCCAGCAACCTCCGGACGACGCGTGAGCGCCCTGGATTCCCCGAGAGCGTCCATGCCGTACTGGAGCGCATCCGACACGTGGGAGAACTCGTTCTTGTCCGGAACGTCGCGGAATCGCTCCTCTCCGCGGACGTCGAGACGACGGTAGCAGTACGCCCCGCCAAGCGCCTTCCGGAGCACGGTGCAGCGAGGATGCACCTGGAACCCTGGCTCCCCATCGATCAGGCGCCGCAGCGCCTGGGACACCGAATCCAGACGGATCGCGACATCGTTCGTGTTCGCTGGACGCGCCTGGATCCCCGCCGCTCGCAGGATGTCGAAGCACGTCTTCTCGTCCGTCTGCGCACGGTTGTCGCCGGCAGGATCTCCGAAGATCGCGCCGATCGGGAAGTCGCGCCAGGGGCCGTCGAGTCGCTGCTTCAACAGGGGTGCGAACGCGGCGATGCCCATGTCGGTCGCGACCACCTCGTCGAACGCCCGCACCCTCCCGGAAGCGTTCCGCTGCAGCAGGACCGCCGCAGGCGTGAGACCGAAATCCATCCCGACGAAGATGGGAAGTCCAGGCCAGAGATCGAACTCCTTGCAATGGATCCCGTCGCGGTAGTCTGCCCAGACCGGCTTCCCCTCGCGCACGAAGCCGTACTCGGCATCCACGTAGACGCGGATCCAGTCCTCGTCCTTGCCCGCCACCATGCGTTCGTAGTACCCGTCCGGCAGATTCTCGCGGTTCTCGGCGCCATCGGACCGCCCTCCTGGCTGCGCGAAGAACGCCCAGCCCTCCGGACGATCCTTCTCGGCGAGACGGTACCACCAATGATCCGAGTCTGGGGGGTTGGTGTCCATGATGACGCCAGACCACCCGCGTCCCCCCATCATCGCGGACGGATACCGACCGACGCGGCCGGTCACGCCATCGACAACAGCCTTCGGGAACTCGCGCGCCTCGTTGAGCCAGGCACCAGTGAGTTCCATCGACAGCAGCTTCGCGATGTCGTCCGGACGATCGAGCGCCAGGAACAGCACCTCGAGATCCATCACGGTTCCGTCCGGATCCTGGACGACGATGCGATGCGTCGGCGGTCCCTCGCTCTTCCATTCCCCCAGCGATGGAGGGAACCACTGGTGCCACGTCTTGATCGTGGTCGTGCGGAGTTCTGGGTACGTGTTCCGCAGGATCGCCCAGCGGGATCGACGGACGCCGTCGAATCCTGGCGGCTGCTCGCGAGCACGGCGCATGATCTCGAACACGCATGCGGTCGATTTCCCGGAGCCGAATGGCCCACGGATCCCCCGCACGAACGAATCGTCGAGCATGAACGCCTTCGACACCGGACCAGGAGGACGATACCGGATCGTCGGAGCGTTCATCTTCTGCGCCTCCGTTCGATCTCATCCTCTCCCTTCCATGCATCCTCATCGTCGAGGCGTTTCTTCTCGATCCACACGGAGCCGAGGGCGGACAGAAACAAGACGAGAGCGAGCAGGAGAAGCGCGATCACGACAGGTCCACCACGAAGGAGAACGTCTGGTGCGTCTTCACCTCTGCCTTGTCGGCCTGCCCGAGCATGTTCTTACCGAGCCAGATCTGCATGGTGGCATCCCCGGCCATGGCCTTCTCGAGCTGCTTCCTGCGCAGGTTGAGCTTCCCGTTCGACCATCCGCGCGCATGCGCAGCGGCGAACGCCTCGTCGTTCTTCATGCGCTCCGAGACGAACCCGACCGAAACCCCGAGCGTAGCGGCGATCTCCTCCTGGGAGGCGTGGATCTGCGCCAGCTTCTCGACGAGCCCCAGGTCGACGACGATCCGAGGGCGCCCGGAACCCTCCTGCGGACCACCGAACGGCTTCTTTGGCTTCGCAGGTTCAGAAACCTCTTTCTCCTTGGCCTTTGCCGGCTTCTTGGCGGGGGCTTTGGTAGCGTCCGCAACCCTGGATACCTTCCCGCTGTTCCCCGCCTTCTTGCCCTTCGCAGGGGTATTTCCGGAGGTCTTCACGCTTCCACCACCTGCCAGACGATCCCGGTC